AAATAGGATTATAAGGGACATATGAAAGTTAAAGAAGCACAAAAAATTACAGGATCCATGACTCGGACATCTAAAATGCCGGGCCTATCTTACAGCCTCCCAGCATGGGAATGCCAGACAGGCGCCAAGCTCCGAAAGGTTAAAGGCACGCCGTGCTTCGGATGCTATGCACTGAAGGGCAATTATATAAGATATCCAGCAATTAAAAAAGCACAGTATTACAGACTGGATAGTCTGGTCCATGACTCATGGGTCACGGCTATGGTATCACAAATTAAAAGACAGAAATGGTTTCGATGGCATGATGCCGGTGATGTACAAAGTGACAAGCACATGGCCAAAATTTTAGAAGTATGTAGACAAACACCAAACACGAAGCACTGGCTGCCAACTCAAGAACGATCTTACCTTCCATCTCCTGAAGAAGTTCCAGACAATCTTATTATAAGGTTGTCTGGATCTAAAATTGACGGACCACCGCCAACGGCGTGGACTCATACATCATCAGTCGTTACTAAAGGCGCTAGTTGTCCGGCTCCTAATCAGGGCGGCAAGTGTCGTACGTGTAGAGCCTGCTGGACAAAATCAATTAAGAATGTATCATATGGCAAACACTAAACAAAAAGAAATTTTAAAAAAAATTAGAGCCCTACCGCTGCGCAAGTACGGAAGCGCCAAGCATAAAAAATTAATAAAAGAATATATTAAACATGACTCATATTTTCCGCCATCCAAAGTATTACGCAGAGATGCGTAAGCTACAAGCCTTAAGCTCCAAGCGTCAAGCTCCAAGCTCATTGAACAATAAGCCACAAGCTTCAAGCCCTAAGCAAAAAGGTTCAAGCTTCAAGCCTGAAGCTTCAAGCGCTAAGATTCCTGAACCTGGAAACAATTGAAAACGATTCGTGGTACACGGACCAAGGACCTGGACCAAGATAAAACTATTCTTAGGATGTTGCACATGCCATGCAATTTGGTGTGGTGAGAATCGAATTTTTCTACTCTTCGTTACTTTTAATTCAACTGTAAAAAATGTGCCAGAATTATTGTAGCCCAACAGATCAGGCATGCCCGGAAGACTAATGTTTTCAATTCTATTCCAGATAATTTGTGGTGTAAATGCTTTGAGTTTTTTGTATAATTTCTGCTCTGGACCCACTAATTTTTAGAGGTAACGTTGTCTTTCGGTTTGCCATTAGATTGAGGTTTTAAACTAACCAACATAGCAATTAAAGTAAACACTTCAGCGTATGGTCTCTTAGATAAATATGCTAAAATTTGTTTTCTTTGTTCGTCTGTTATTTCCATTTTTACTCCTTCCTAATACGGTTTAATTAATTTATCGTCTATATGTAATTTCTTTTCCTTTTGAGTTTTTAAAACTAATCTCAAACCAGGCTGACCAATTATGGTGTGCTCCTGTACTTCCATTCTAATAATGTCTTCAAGAAAACCATCCTTCTCAACATATATTCTAGCATGACTAATTGCATTGCCTTTAAGTTTATCTGTGAACGTTCCTAAGAACTGTTGCAAATCTTTTACTAACATTACGCTCCAGACTCACGAGCACTATCTACTCTTACACTCATATACTCAGACATCTGTACTTTTAAATCTTTAATTTCTTTTTCTAATTTTTTTCTTTCAGTTATCTCTGCACCTAATATACTTCTATGCTGTTCGCTTATTAATAACATATCTCTAATACGCATACGCAATTCTTGTATAAGTTTATCTTTTTCTTCTAGCTGTCTTGTTAAATCTAATTCTCCTCTGTCTTCCTTCATAGCTGCCATAATACACCTTCCCTCTGTCATTTCCTTATTATATGTTTTCTTAATGCCCTTATTAATTCTTCTATCTTGTCAATAATAGAAATTAAGGACGGATCTTTAATGAAAGATTGTTCTGCTTTTAACTCATCATACTCTCTAAGTGGTATAGTAACCGTACGTCTAGAGGTATGTTCATCTTCATAAGTAGCATCAACGGCTCTTTCAAGATCATCTTTCATATTGACAATATAGGATAGTTACCCTAAAATGTCAACATGGGAGTTCCAAAAAGATTAACAGAAATGCAGAAGAGATTCGCTGAATACATAGTATTTAACGAAGGTAGAACTACAGGTGCAGATGCAGCTATTGCTGCTGGCTATAGTGAGAAAAGAGCACGTGTTGAGGCATCGGAATTACAAAATCCAAGACTATCTCCATTGGTAGTGCAATACATAGGCGCATTACGAGAAGAAAAATTAAAAAAATATGAAGTTACTTACGACAGACACGTAGCAGAACTGGGTAAGATTAGAGAGGCGGCTTTGAAGAAAGGCGCTTTCTCCGCTGCAACAAATGCAGAAAAGAATCGTGGCATGGCTGCAGGATTATATATAGACAGAAAAATAATAAAGACAGGCAAATTAGAGGACCTATCAGAGGAAGAACTAGAACTAAAAATGAAAAAAATATTAGATGATTACGCACCGATTTTGAATGCAAAGCAAGTTGAGGCATTACCAGATGAGGTTAAGGAAGTTTCGTCATCTTCTTCACGCAAGCCAAAGGAATCATCGTCCGGTCCCCAAAAGTCAAAGACCCATCCTCATCCCGATCATAAGAAGCAAACAACTTAATAGCAAATCTATCTTTGTTATATAACCAACCTTCATTGACAGGGTATGCTAGTTTCATTTTGTTAAACTGTTTATCATCAGCCCAACCGCTATCACTCAAAATATCTATCCATTCAACTCTGACCTTTGAATAAGGAATAACGTCTTTGACGTTTTGGTTTAAGCTTAATCTTCTTTTTGTTTTTCGTGGCATAGTAATATCTTGAATTGTGCTTCTTATTGAACTTATCCCAAAACTCTTCCTCTGTCATCATGTTAATTATTATATCCCAAACCATTTCTGTATATGTATGGTAAAAAAATCAGAATATCTATGAAAATGAATCGCTTCGCGCGCGGGCAATCTGAGATTTGCCTATAAGGACAAAATATTTTGTCCTAGTACACTTTTTTTTAACACATTTTGTCCATCATTATTGTTGTATACCAACACTTCTAGGTCAAAAGTACAAAAAGACAAAATATCCAGAGCACTTTTTTTTATTTTTTTTTATTTTTTTTACCATACATATACAGATTTTGTCCCTGCCTCTTTTCTGACACATTTTGGACACTTTTAGGCCCACTTTTATTCACCCATTTCCTGTTTTTAATGGGATATCCGTTGTCCCTGCACCATTTATCAGCAAAATATTTGATTACTTTCGACTCTTCGCGTACACCGCCCCAGCTTTTATACTTTATCTTCATTTATATCAATAACACTTTTTTCGTCCACTTTAACCAGATAGTCACCAAATCGACCCTTCCAGCCATATGATCCGTGGTGCGTGGTCTCTGAATCAAGATTCGCGTATACCTTAAATCCTTCTTCACGGGCCAAAGAACAAAAGCTAAGATCCTCGCCCTTCCACTCGCCAGTGCTTAGGTTGAACGTCGTATCCCAGAAATTATACATGTACTTATCAATGGCATCTATGTCAGCACCAATTTCCTTATTCATTTTATCTCGTGTAGGTTTATTAAATCGTATCTTCAGATCAGGTCTTTTTTCCATCAATCCTTCAAACACTCTTCGATGTATTAACATACATCCAGCAGGTCCTTCCTCTATCTCTACAATGTCCCAGGGTAATATCTTTATATCATTTTTATCTTTAAACTTTACCGCAAATTCCTTTACTTCTGGCTCATTTTTAACTCTATACGGCGTACAGATTATATCTTTCTTCGGTACCAACATTCTCATGATCGCTTCCGGTTTAAACTCTACGTCCGCATCGATAAAGAGCATGTACTCAAAACCTGAGTTCAGAAAGCCTGCAGTTAACAAATTCCTACCATGTGTTACAAGAGATGTTTTAACGGTTTTAAACTTACATTCGACGCCATGTTTACCTAACGTACTAAATGTATCAATCAATGAGACACACGTCTCGATTCGCATCATGTCGTAGCACGGTGTGGCTACATAGACTTTAGGTTTCATCAATATACTCTAGTTCATACTCCTTTAATGTTTCTTCATTCGGGTAATAGACCTCTACAAAACTATGACACTTGGGACAAGATAAATTAGTTACAATACTATAAGTATCGTTTTCATCTCCAGCATCATGATCACCTCCCCATATCAATTCTGTATTACAGTGCCAACAGTTCATTTTCTATCCTTTTCAAATTCCTCTAACAGTAGTTTAGGATCCACTTTCGCTCTTTCTTTTTCATCAAAAATCAATTCATGATAGTGGTCCAATCGTTTTAAAAACTTATGTTTCCACTTTCTAAGTTCAATACCTTCTACTTTAAATTCTTGATAATATAAATCTGGCGTGCATACCATTATTACACCTTGTTGAATGGTTGATCCGTAGTATGCATCGTGAGCCATGGCGTATGCTGCAATTTGTATATAATA